TACCATGTACTGGATCATTAAATGAAATGTTAGTAAAAGTTTTATTAGATATAGGTATAGTTTCTAAAACTTTAACAGCTAATGCATCTGACTCTTTATAAAGAATATCTACGTCAGTTATCTTCATTAAACTAAACATGTTTGATCCACTATCTTTTTCCATTGGTATTTTTAACAATATGTTATTTATATTGTTTTCAAACCAAGAAACTATTGTTGACTTGTAGGTATCATTCATATCTTCGTCTGGAGATATTAAACCTCCTCCAAATTGACTATACTGCTTAGGTATGAACATTATTTGACTCCACGGAGCCATTAAAGAGTATTCGTTATCTTCAAACTTAAATCTATAACTAAATCTTATAAATTTATCTTCTAAGAATTTTTCATCACCTCTCCAGGAAGAATCATAATCAGGGTTTGCACTTATCAATATAGCGTCACCTGTGGATAAAGTAGTTTCTTTACTTAATTTTACTATTGTTTCTTGGGTTATTGAAACAGGAGGGCCTACTGCCGTAGAGTCAATAACTTCGACTTCAACAACCGTTGTATTAGCTGGAACACCTGTACCAGTAACTAAATCACCTAGTCGAGGTATACCATTTTCTCCGTCATATAAAAATTGATCACCACTAATGCCTCCACTAGTAAAAGGTATGGTATATAATCTATCAGTACCTGTTCCGGTTATAGTTTGAATACTCCCACTGGATTTGTTAGACATATTAATGTCTTTAGCGTTTGTCATAGTAGGCCTACTAAAGTCTATAGAAGTACCATCTGGTATTGTAACACTTGAAGATAGTAGTAATGTAGAAGTTGCAGTTATACCTATAACAACTACAAGATCACTTATATTTTGAGCATCTATTTTATTGTTATCTGTTACAATATCGCCAACCTTTATTCCTGTGATGCTAGCTGGTGTAATCACACTTGATCCACTACTAGCACCTGTTATAGTAGTAGTTACTCTATCCATAACTAGTATAGGTTCCCAAGGCGCAAACTTAGCTACAGATATTTGATCTTCGTTTGTGTAATAACCAGGTGTTAATGCGTTTATTACATTTATTTTTCTAGGTTGATTTAAGTTATCTGTAAAAAACAATAAGTTTTCTACTAGATTTATTCCAGAAAATGGAAAAGATTTGTTAAAGTTAAGAAAATAACCTTCAACAAGTACTGTAGGTGCATTAACAGCGCTTAAGTCAATGCTAACTATATAACATTCAGCACTACTAGGAGCTATAGTTCCGTCAACAGCATCCCAATCTGTAGCAAATAAATAAGCTGTGTTAGAATTGTTGTCTACAAGATAGCCTATAATTTCTGTGTTAACTGAAGCGTTTATAGTAGATATAGCTGTATTACCTAGTACATTTTCAAACTCACCTACAGTAGAACTTTCTGATCTACTTATCGATAAGTTTCTAGCCTCTCTATATTCACCGTTAGGTATTATACGAGGATCAAGATCTTGATTCATCTTGCCTTTAAGAAATGTATTTTTAATTTCAGCCATTTAATTCTAGTGTTTTATCCATTTAGATTTACCTCTCATAACTTGAACTATTTCATCAAGTTTTATGTTTGATAATCTTAACTTAGCGTTTCTTAATTTAGCGCTTCTCTCTTGCTTTAATCTTCTAACTATATATTCAGGTTGGTTTATTCTAGAAGCTACGATAGCGTGGCTTATATGAGCATATAGAGCCTCTTCTGCTAACTTAGGAACTTGAGTGTCCATATCGTAAGCTAATCCATCAGATATATACTCTAAAACTATAAGTGCACCGGCTAAATTACTGGAGAAAGACATCTTACCTTCTCTATGGTTTATAGTAAACCATCCGTTTACTTGAGCATACTGAGGATCTAATCCGTAGTTTTGACCTAAAAGCTGTTCATCCCAACCCCAATTATCATATCCTTCGTTATATAAATCTTCTACATTATCTTGATTTATTAAAGTATCGTCTGCTGTTCGCCATCTTTCTTCTGTTATCGATGTTCCCTCAACGTTGTTGCCAAAGTTATCTTGTGTTGGAACACCTTTAGAGTCTTGTACAGGGTTTTCAAATGGGTTTGTAGTTAAATTGTTTGCAGGATATATAGGTCTTTTAACACCTAACTGATCTATCCAAGATACCTTTGTGTAGTTTACATAATCTTGTGGTATAACAACACTCAATTCAGGGGGTATATTTAATTCTTGTGACTTAATACTTTTTAATGTATCATAGCTAAATTCCTGCATTCCACGTTTAGCGTGAAATATTATATCAGTTCTTTTACAACTAGGTATTAATTTACCTGTTCCAACATAAGCTATTTGAAAGTTATTTATTATATCTTCCAAAGATATGTAACTGTAACTACCGTAATTTTCTTCAACAGTATTACCATAAGCATCTCTATTTCCATATTCACCACCACTTAATGTTTTTAATTGAACAACAACACTTGTGTTAGCTGCTAAATTACCTGTAAATGTTATTGTATTACCTGAAACAGTATAAGCTGAAGTGTATTCTGCATATGTTAAAACACCGGCATTTGCGGTGTATAACTTAAAATTATTTAAAGCGTAGTTTTGCTGAAGAGGATCATAACTACCAAATACTAGTTCAGTATCAAATGTAGTTGTGAAGGCTTGCCCGGCACCAGCTGCAGATAAGAACTTTTGTACACCTGCGTAATATTGCTGATTATTTTCTGTAATTAAGCCCATGTATTATTAAGATTTTTCGTTTATGTCTTCTTGTTGTATTTTTTGAGCTGCTACTTGTATTATAGTAGGATCTTGTATTATAACACCTGAGTATAATAATATACCTGTAACAACATCAACTTGCTCAGATGGATGTAGTTCAAAGTTTACTGAAGAACTAGCGTCATAGATATATTGCCCTAAGCTACCAACTGAATATCCCCAATTTATCATTGCAGGTTGTTTCAAGTAAGACACTTGAATATCAGATGTTATACTTGTTGGATATACACTTATTTTAGTGTCTTCGTATAAAAATACAGGTTGTTTTTTAGTTGGTGAAAGTAATGGCGCTTTTTTTATTTTGTACCATTCGTTTCTTTCCACCATTTGAGCTTCAATAGTATCGTTATAAATTACAGTACCTAGCCTGTAAAAGTTTGGCAATGAAGCAGTTGTGAAGTGATCTGTTGAAAATGTAGGTGTGGCTATTGTTTTAAATATATCTAGTTTTTCTTCTAGGTTTTTAACTCTGTTAGCATACTCGTTGTCATTCTCCGGTATACGTAACTGTTGATTCAGGTCGCTCATATATTTTTCAAATATACCTTGCTGAACTTGATTACCTACTTTATTAAACTCGTCTGGAGTTATATAACCTCTTTGCTGTTGGTTAAGTATTAATAAGACAGTTTTATAAACTAAATCTACATTTATAGCCATTATTTATTTTTTTATTATAATACCAGCCAGCCACGTTAAGTGACCAGCTAATATTAATATTACATGTTATTCTAAATTTTTCTCTACTGACCTATAAACTTCTACACCTTCATCGGTTTTAAAGTAAGCTGCCATTGCAGAGTAAGGATTTTCATCAAAAGGTACAGTCATTAATTTTCTACCGTTTGATCCCCAAGTAAATGTTCTTTGATCTTGTGACAATTTAATGATACCCATTTCAGAAGCTTTTATAGCTATGTTTCTTAATTGTACATTATCATCATTTGCTAATTCCATAAACAAATCTGGTTGTCTTTTAGCAAACAATAATAGATCTCTCTTTAGTTCTTTAGTTGTCATGGTTGAAACTTTAGACCCTAACTCAACACGAAGTATTGCTTCAGCATCATCAACATCCATAGTTCTTGCAGCCATCATTGCATCTATTTGAACTTCTAAATCTTCTAATTCATCTTCGGCTATAGCTACTGGATTATGCTCGTAGTATTTATTACCTAATAATGGATGATATAAAGATAGTAATTTTTGTAAGTTTTGTTGTTCCTTTTTAACATATAAAACGCCGTCTTTAAACATTATATGCCCTAACGTTGCTTGACCGTTTTGTTCATCTATAAAGGGAGAGTTTTGATTGGTTGCATACCTAATCTCTCTTTGAATACCTTTTTCTTTATCAAAATATAACAAAGGGTGTCTTGATGTATGTTTTGATGAAATCGTAAGAGTTAAAGGCGCTTGACCTATAACTATATACATTCTATCTTTTATTTCCCAACTTGGTTTTGCTGGTTCTTGTTTTTTTGGAGCAGTCATTACTTCTTGCTCTTGTACTATTTCTTTATTTGCTACAGGCTTTTTAGCTGTAGGCTTTTTTGCATTTGCTGCCATAATATAATATAATAAAATTTTTAATAAGAGTAATAATTACCCCTGTCAGTTCAACAAGGGTAACTACTACATTAATTTAATCGGTACTAATCTGTGAATAACACAAAGTTGTTAGCCGCTTGAGTTACTAAACATCTTTCAGATAAGAAGTGAACCTCCATCGCATCTAAATCAGAAGTAGCAGCGCCACCTACAGATCCAGTGATCCAGTTTTTCATTCTTCTATCATCAGCTTGAGAAGCTCTATATCTTACGTGTAAGAAAGGTCTTCTGATGTTAGTTCCTAGTATTTGATCGTAAACTGTAGAAGTTCCAGCAGGTACTAATACTCCTTCGATTCCAGCATCAGCAACACCTCCACGAGTAGAAGCATCGTTTAAATATTTCCAGTCAGTCTTGTAGAAGTCGTAAGAACCTCTTCTGAATCCAGAGAAACCTAAGTTCAATGCCATTTCTTCAGAATTTTCGAATACACCAAAAGAACTACCACCGTTGTAAGCAGCTGTTCCAGCTTGTTGTCCAACTCCAGCTAACATATCATCAAAGTCTAGAGAAGTTTCTCTATTTAAGAATAACATGTTTTCTTCGATAGCTCCTTGAGTATCTAAGTTTTTAAGAATTGAATCAAACTGAGCTAAACCAGTTGCTGCAGTAAAGTCTACTAATACATTTCCACGGCTTTTAACAGCAGCAAAAAGACCTTCAGTACCTTTAGCAGTTGTAGTTGAACTTCCAGATTTTAATTCACCTTCTACCATAGACATTTCTAAGTAGTCTTCAAAACGTAATCTTGTTTCAGATTCAGCTTTTAAGTACCACAAGAAACCTCCTTGACCAGACTCAGTAGCTACTTCAACCCATCCAATCTGAGCAGTGTCAGACCCGTTGATTGCATACTTGTCTTTGATGATGATAGGAGAGTTAGAGTATTGAGTGAAAGAAGGTGTTACAGAAATTCTGTTAGCATCTCCAGTTCCTTTTCCGTACTCAGATCCGTATACAAAGATTTTAAGGTTTGGTCCACCCGTTACTAAATCTACTTCAGCAGCTCCAGCTCCAGTTCCATCTAAAGCTTCTTGCGAATAAGGAGCAACAGTTAATACACCGGCACCTAACGCACTTCCAGGAGTAGCTCCAGAAGCAACAACGTAACAGTTTAATTCTGCTCCAGTTGCTGGATTCATTACTACGATTGTAGAGCCAGGAGATACAACATTCTCAATAAGAGTTGCTCCAGATCCTCCAACAGGAATAGTTAAAGTAGATACTTTAGCTCCAACGGCTCCAGTTGCAGTTGCTATTACATTCTCGTAAGAAATGTGTAATCTATTTTGCTCAGACCATACTACTTGATCAGAAGTCATTGGCATTTCAGCTCCTACCATTCTTAAGAAACCACCTAAGGTTCTGTTTCCATAACGCTCTACTTCAGCTTCATAGATTTCTGGTAAATACTGTTGTGCGAAATCATTCGTACCGTCAGTAAAGTTTAAATAATTGCCTTCTAAGGCTTGCTTTTTTTGCGTTGGGATTAAGTTTCCAAACGCTGGGCTTACATTTGCCATAATTTTTTAATTTTTTTAGTTAAATTTTTTTGTTTTAATTCTAAGTTTAGAAGAATCATAACCGCTTATTGACTTAACTTTTATTCCGTTCACGAACTCACTAGAACTAGTTTGCCTTGGTTCTGTACTTGGATTTTTAGAATTGCTAACTATTTCTTTAGTAGCATCTGTTCTTCCTTGTTCATAAAAATGATTAATAATCTTGTCAGCATTTGAAGCGATATAAATAGCCTTGTGATAACCCTCTGTATCTTTTACATTACCGCTCTCATCAAGAAACTTTCCTACGAAATTGTTAATGCTTGATTGGTTCTCTGCAACTTTACCGGGATCTTGTAAACCATATCTAAACTTCTTTTTACCTACATTGAAGTCAAAACCTTTGAATTCATTAGTGAAGTAATCATTTGTTTTTGATTTAAAGTCCGAATGCTGTTGCTCAGCTATTCTCTGATCTTCTTGATATCGGTTGAAAAACTCTGTTGCTTTTTGTTGTTCCTGAGTAACGCCGGGTCTCAACTTGATTTCGTCGTAATATTTACTCTTGGTGTTTTCCAAAAAGCCTTTTGCTTTTGCAACTTCTTCTTTAAACGCAAGTTTCTTTTTGCGTATATCTTTTTCCTCATCTATGTCTTCATCATAATCGTAGTCTTCTAATAGTAAGCTAACGTCATCTGATTCTAGATAAGGTTTTGTTTGTTTGTAATATTCTTTTAATAGTGTTTTATCATCAACATTTGAGTAGTCTGCGTTTAATCTAACGTAGTCTTCTACTGATCCACCTGTTTCTTCCATAAAGGTAACAAGTTTATCTATGTTTTCCGGTAACACTCTTTGTTCAGCTACTGGTTGAGATTGTTGTTCAATAACTTTTTCAGGTTCTTGAGTAGGCTCTTCGTCTACAATTTCTATAATACCATCTTCTTCAGCTACTTCAGGTGTATCGTTAACAACTACAACAGGTTCTTCAACAGCCTCTTCTTTAATTTCTGGTATTACCACCTTAGCAACTTCCTCAGCTACTGGTTCTTTTACTTCATCTATGTTAACCTTTATAGGCTCGTTAGATTGATTGCCTAATTTTTTAGGACTTGTTTTTTTGGATTTAATTTTAAAATCCCCTTCTTGTTTTACTTCTGACATAATATAATATAATTAAATAATTGTTTAGTATCACCTAGGCTCGAACTGTTCTAGTCCAAAGCCACCTAGATTATCATTACCAGCAGATTCAAAATCCGTAGGTAGCAAATCATTTTGTCTTTGATTTATTAACTCTGATTGCTGTGTTCCTTGTATTCTAACTCTTTTATCTTTTCTATCTTCTGTAGCAGCTTCTTTCTGCTTTTGAACATCAGCTTGAGCTTTAGCTAATTGAAGCTGGTAGTTAAACTCTTCAGCCATTAACTCTCTTTTTATTTGAGCTTCAGTTTGCATTCTTTGTATTTCAAACTGCGACTTAGCTTGCTCTATACTTACCTTCTCTTGAGTGAGTGCTTGTTGTTTTTGTACTTCAGCCATAGCGGCTTTTTCCGCAGACTCTGCATTTGCTTGCGCTTGAGCTTGAATATTAGCTTGTTGCTGTTCTTGTTCTCTTTTTATTTTTTGACTTTGTCTCATCTTTAAGAACTGATTAGCTAGCTTTATGTTCTTAATATCTCTAATATCTATAGCGTCAGATAAAGCAATTGCTTGTGTTTGTAAAGCGACTTGTATGTTTTGTTCTAATAAAGCTTTTTCTTCATCCTCTGGTTCTAGTTCTAAGTAAATACCAAAATCATGAAGCTGCAAATTAATTAATTCTTCTAGAGTTTTTGTATTAAACGTGCTTATAGCGTTTGTTAAAGCATTTTCAGTTAAAGGGTTTTCAATAACATCAGCTACTTTTAAACTTATATTTTCACAAGTTCTAACCGTTAAGTACAACAAAGAATCTAATACATGCTTAGTTGCAATATTAGAAGCGTTAGCAGCCATTTTTTGCAAACCTAGCAATGAATCTTTATTTGGAGCGCTACCATCTCTAGCTTCATTTAGTCCGGTCACATCCCTTATCATTTGTAAATAGTATTGATATGTACCTATTAGACTTTGTATTTTTGCTTGACTGCTTGAAGATGATAATTCCTGCACAGGTACTTTACCTCTATTTAATTCACCGTCTTGCGTAAGTGATCTACCTACAACAGAACCTGTTTGAAAATACATGTTTAATGCTTCAGCTGGATTGTATGTTGTGCCATTACCCAAGTCGACTTCGGCTAAACCATCCATATCTAAGAATACACCATCTGGCACTATTCTAGACATCACTTGTTGTAATTTAAGGTGCGTTATTTGGATCATATCAGCAAAGCTAGTAATTTTACTAACTATAGACTCTATACGTCCCTTATACATTCTAGGTGCCGATATACAGTAATTCATCATTACCTTTGTAGTATCCGCTGTTGGTCTAGTCATATTTTCAGCCAACTTCCATTCTAGCATTATATTTGTACCTAGTACTTTTGCCCCAGTGTATAAAACTTCTATTGTTCTAGATATTCTTTCAAAGTTATCGTTGACTGGTGGATTAAATGTGTCAGGCTTTTCTAAAGTTTTTTCTAACCCTTGATCTGTTTTCTTTATTTTAAATACCTGATCTGAGTATGTTTTGTATTCAAAGTATAAAACTTGAATAGTATTTTCATCGTAATTACCCCAGTTTGTTACGTACTGAGAATTACCAGGCATATCCTGTATTTTTTCTAATTCAGCTGGTGATAAATTTGGGAATTGCTTTTTAAGCTCTGATAAAGAAATTGATTTTACTTCACCCACGTAATATATATCCTCAAAGTTTGGATCCTCTGTGTATGAATAAATCATATTAGCAGGATCAACATAGTCAGTAACTATACCCTCTGACTTATTAAATGATGTTTTAACAGCTCCAATACCTATAGTTGTTAAATCGTGTGCTAAACGTTTTTTTGTCTCATTATACTTGTTAAATGAAAGAACATTGTTTATAACCTCTTCTTCAGCTATCTCTACATTCTGCTTGTAAGTCATCTGCATATGTATATCAAGCTCTTCTTTACTTTGAGGTAAAGCCTCTAAGTCACCTGTCATAGAAAAGTCCATGCCTAGATTTTGCTGTATGTTTTGTAGAGCTTCTTTAGTATTCATGTCTCTTTCAACAGCTGCAGCGTAATCAGTTCTACTTTTAACAGAAAAAGGATCTTGAGCAAATGCACTTATTTCATAAGTTTTATTTGACATCCCGTTTACAACAATATCAACAAATTTTGATATAACTGGTATTGGCTTCCAGTCCAAATTAAGATAAGATAAATCACCGTTTATAGATAGTTCATCTTTGTACTTTTGTATTGATTGCTCTCCTCTTGCATATAACCGCAATGAGTGGAAGCTGTTCCAATTGTTTAAGTATCTATTACCATTACCTCTTCCTTGATTGAACCATTCCTGTTCAATAGCTCTAGAGACTTGTAAGCCGTAATCGTAACTAGCTTTTACTTCGTCGCTAACAACCTGGTTAGGGAAAGAACTATCGGTATTTGTTTGTATTTTCATTTATCTTAATATTTTAGACGTAGAACCTCTATTGTCATATCTTTTAATTCCTAAATCGTAAACCTTTTTTTGCACTGGACTAACCGGTGAATATAAGTTTTTGTTACAAGCCATTATCGCTAATCCTGAACTTATAGAAGCATCGTGCTTTGTTCTATTGTTTATATTAAATTTACCCCAGTCTTCTAATGTTCTTTGAAAGTACATGTCTCCATAACCGGCTTCTGTTCGTCCAACACAAGTTTCTATGTATGATTCTATAGCCGCAGCGTGTGCTTGCTTTATATCTTCACTGGAGTTTGGTATACCACCTATTTCTCTTTCAGTTACAGATAATTTGTTTAATCTTTTATCAGGTCTGTTCATTGAAAAGCCTCTATAACCTCTTCTTTTAAAATGATACAGTAATCTAGGTTTGTTATTTTCCGCAAGTAATGGCATACCGTAAAATATGCAAGCCATCAATACATCTTCAAAAAATATCTCAGCAGTTTGAGGTCTAGCTATATACTCTAAAAAGAATCTATTAGGTGGAACATCTTCCATACTAAACTTAGTTAAACCATGCAATGCTCCGTTAGAACCTCTTTTGTCAACCGTACCTGATATATCGTAGCTATCACATCCGAAAGCACCACAGTGCTCGTTACCTGGATATTTCGTATTACCTTTTACTACAACCCTGTTTTGCATATGCACAGGAGGCACCCAGCTAACATTAAACCTACCGTTTTTATTTGGCATAAATATTACCTTAGTGTCTTTTATACCGTTTTCCCACATAAAACTTCCAGTGGTTATTATCGATGTGTTCCTAAGGTCTTCGTTATAATCTATTTGTTCGTATATCTTTGTTAAGTTAAACAGAGATTGCTTTGCTTCATCTCTAAAAGCGTGTTGCTCTGTTCTTGGAAATTGACGGTAGTATTCGTTTAAACCATCTTGATCTCCTTTTAATCCTTCAACTTCATTGTTCCAGTAGTCAATTACACCTTGTTTTATAAGTGATCCGTCAGGTCCTTCAACTGGTTTTTTTGGCGTTTCAAATACAGGAAATCCATAAGAATCAATGTATCCCTCGTAGTTCCATTCCATAGGAATGAACAAGCTATAGAGTCCCGAACGAGTCTGTCCATTTGCATTTCTTTTTGTTGCGTCGGAGTCATAGTATAGTTTTTTAAAGTTCTCGCCACCTTTATCTAAAGCATTTGATGTACTACCCATCATACACTTACCTATAATTTTTGAACCTAATCTCAAACAAGTTTTTGTAACTCTCCAGTTATTTAATATGTTTGTAGGTCTTTCCCATTTACCACTTTCATCGTGGACTAATAGTTTTAATTTTTCACCGTCGTACGAGTTGTCCCCGGTGTTTTTCCAGTCAATCGTTGTATCGAGGCCGGTGATTTCTTGTAGCTTCTCATTGGTGTCAAGCTTTTTTCTGGTAAACTTTGACGCGGGTACCCTGTACGCAAGTTCCGTCTTTGGCCTGTCCATACCGTCCTGGATTGGTTTGAAGAAGAAAGGATAGTTGACTGAGATGGGGACAACCTTATCAGTAAACATTTTTTTGGCGTCTGGCCCGGACTTTGATAAAATGCCAAATCGTGAATCTGTGGATATTGTTGCCTGATTAACCGTCTCGCCTGATGCCATGAAAGAGAAACCTGACCGTCGGTTTTTAAGATAACACATTCCGTAACACCGTACATCTGCTTTACAAGCTTCCCAGAATATGTAGAATAATCTGTTTGATTCCCTAAAGTCTGCTGCCCCAACATCAATTTTGGACCACTGCAAGTACATGTAGTGAGTGCCAGTAATATAAGAAGGCTTGTCTTTATTAAAAAACCAAAAACCTTCTTCACGCCTTTTAAATTCTGTATCAATATAGTCATACCACTTTTCTTTAAATTGTGAAGGGTATTCGTCCCAATCAAATACCGATTTTATCTTTGAAAGCTCTTTTGGGTATTCAGTGTGTCTCCACTTGTCTCCTTCAAATTTAATAACATTATCTTCTTTTGGTAATGCTATTTTTACTCCTTGTATTTCGTAAACCTCTCCTATCTGCCCGGTCTTACTTATTACAACTAAATTATGTTCTTCGTTATAACCGTACTCCCACTTCTTATATCTATTTAACCTTTTTAATATCTTAGGTTTAATATAGTCTTTTAATACTGTTACTAAGGTTTGTTCGTACATTATCTAGATCTTCCTTCTGCAAAACCTCTAAAAGCTTTTTCTTCTTTAGCTTCTTTTGGGTTTTCATTTAATCTTTCATCCTCCTCTTCTATTCTAGCAAGTATTTCAAAAGCATCGAATATAGCTAATTTTTTTGTTGCGGCAGCATTTTTAAGTCTGTCAGCTGATATATCATCTTCTGAGTCAACGATCTTTTCTTCTGCCACTTTAATTAACTCCTTAACTGCTTTTTGCCCAGCTAGGATTATATTCTTCTTGGTCTCTTTTGTGTTCATACTTAATTACAATATCATTAGATTTCATACAATAAACTCTTTGATCGTCTATTATAAAATCCCATTCACTGCCTGGCGTAAACCCTACCGTGTCTCCTGGATTGATATTAAGCGCTTTTAAAGAACTATTACCTATTTTTAATATACCAATAAGGTCTTGCTCTTTTTGTGATCTTAAAGTGTCTTTGTTTTTTAAAGGCATTACAAAGCATCTGT